GGGCGGCACTCACGAAATACGGGGGGGCTTGGCGTTGGGGGTAAGGAGGACTCGGCGGTAACTCTGATCCCAGAGGACGGCGGCTAGGTCTTTGCCTGCGCGGTCGACTTGGGCTTCGGACATCTCGGGGAAGGTCAGGTGGACCTGCTCATGGCAGAGGACTTCCAGTTGCCGTTTGGCACCGAGGCGGGGGTCAATCTCGATGAGACCTTCGCCGATGGTCGCCTGCCCCCATGCCTTCTGCCGGCCGAGCTTAACATAGACCACCTTACTCTTTTGGCGTCGCTTCGTCATGGGAGGGTTTGTTGACCGAGTCGCGCACCTTATCGGTCAGCCACCACAGGCCGAGGCCAGCGGAGATGAGGAGGGTGCCTGCGGCGATGTACTCGAAGTAGGGGGAGTCGATGATGAACGGAATGGAGCCGCAGAAGGCTCCGCAGAGCAGGAGGGGCAGGCCGATGCGTGGGCCGAGGAAGGCGGTGGTCAAGGCACCGATGACGGCGAGTCCTGCACCCGTCATCGTCCAGACGTTATTACTGGCTTCCTGCTTAACACGGACGACCTCCTGCGTTAATTCCTCGATACGCTTGTCCTTCAGGTCGGAGACCCGCTTGGCTTCCTTCTGCTGGGCTTCCATGCTGGCCCAGTCGGCGTTGATCTTGGCGAGGAGTTTCTTGCCGTACTCTTCCGCCGCTTTGTAGTCCTTCTGGTCTGCCTTGCCGGCTCGCTGACGGGCGAAGGCGACGTCGGCCTCGGAGGGGGCGGGGAGGTAGGACAAGGCGACGCCGGTCTCGGCCTTGACGACCTCGGGCTTCTCGGCGTTCTCCCGGGCGACGGCGACGGCGGCGGCTACCCGCCCGTCGACCTTGTCGATGTCCTTGCCGACATTCTCGACGATGTTCTGGTTCGTCGGGGCGTCGGGCTGCTTGGGAATCTCAGCCTGGGGCTTGCTGAACATACTGCACCCCGTGGTCAGGGCCAGCACGGCGATGACCAGAGGGGTACGCACGGTTCACTTGTCTCCCTTGAGAGCGGCCAGCAGGTCTTTGCCCTTGGACTCGACGCCGTCAAGCTTGGCGCGGTTCTTACGGAAGACGAGGATGCCGACGACCAGGCCGACGAGGAATGAGACGATGGCGGTGATCATGTTAATTAAAATACTTAGTAAGCGATTGAAGGAATGATGCCCCATTTGAGACATACAAAGTTCGTCCTAAACTTCCGTCAGTAATGTCGCCATTCCAAATAATCGAACCGGGGTTTTCGTTGTTATTCAGTCCGAACGTATAATTACCGTCCGTAAGATAAAATCCATTTGCGTAAGATCGGATTGCCGCATCCGGCCCCGTATGATATACAGTAGTCTGATTGTAAATAGAATCGTAACTCCAAGAAGTAATGTAGTTAAAGTAATTAAAAATAAACCAAGTCTTGGCTAGGTTTGTATTATCTGGAATTGAACCCGGGTAAGCACCGGCGGTATATTGCGTCGTCCCGTCACCAAACATAATGCCGTTTGAGTCCACCTTCAGCGCGGCGTTCGTGTCCGGGGCGACGCCCACGCCGACCTTGCCGTTCGCATCGACGACGAAGCGAGTAGCGTCCGGGGTCGTGCTATCCTCGACCTCGATGGCGTTGGCGGTTCCCTTCTGGGTCACGCGCAGGGCGGCAAGAGTATTGTTCGTCGTGTCGATGGTCTGCGGAGCGTTAAAGACGTTGCCGTTGCTCAGAGCGGCTAGAACCTTCCATGCTCCCGTGCCGTCACGGAAATTAAGATTTGCACCGCCAGTCGTGATCCACAGGTCTCCGTTAGTGGTCGATGCCACATTCGTTCCGCCGATGCCGACGTTGAGTCCGGCCACGCCCGAGACCGGGGTGAAGTTAGCCTTGCCCGTGAAGGTCGCCCCCGACAGGTTCGCCTTGGCGTTGAGGGCGGACTGGAGGTCAGTCTGCGAGCTGAGAGTCCCGGTGATACCGCCCCAGACCGCACCGCCGGCAGCAGCCGAGTTCTTCCATAGGCCAGAGACCGAGTCGTAGGACAAGACCTGACCGTTGGTCGGAGTCGTGATCAGGACGTCATGGAGTTCGTCGAGTTCGTAACCGTTCTGGACGGCCACCAGAATCGTGCCGAGCGTCGGATGCGAACGGATGCAGATGCCGACATAGACCAGATGCTGCGGAGCGACGGGCTTCGTGGTCGTCCAGGCACCCGGGGTCGTCGGGGACAGGTAAAGTTGGACGCCTTCCGTAAGGGCGGAGGTGTCGATGTTGTCCAGCACACCGCGCACGATGACGAAGCCCGTCCCGTTGTTGGCGATGGCGGTCTTGACGAAGCCCATGGTCTGGGCCGAGTTGGCGTCGTTGTTCGCCTGGGCGAGCGTGACAAGGGGCAGGTTGCCCGTCGCACCGCTGATGTAGACGATGGAGCCGGCGGGGATCGTCGCACCGCTCTGGTTACGTACGAGGACTTCAAGGTTGCGGGCGTTGGCCGTGCCGGCGGCGAGTTCCTGCTGGACGAAGGCCGTGGTAGCCAACTGGGTCGACGACGTAAGGGTCGGCTGGGTCACGCCGATGGTACCCGTGGGCAAGCTCGGGGTGCCGGTGAAGACCTGCGAGTTAATCAGCGCGTAAGGCAGCAGGACGGACGAATTGAACGCCGTGGTCTGAGACGTAGAGTCGGGGAAGGTGATTGAACCGTTCTGAAGGACAAGACCCTGAGTCATGTCCAAGTAGTTCGTCAGGATGCCGTCGCCGATGAAGACTTGATTCTGGGTGAAGCCGGCGTAGCCACCAGTAGCGATGGAGATAGAGTCGAAGTTCGGGTTCGGGCTGATGCTGACGGTCTGGGTGCCAGAGTCGTAGGCCAGCGGTGCGGTGGCTGCGACGACGCCTGGGACGCCTTGGATACCCTGCGGGCCTTGGGGTCCGGGGTCGCCTTGGTCGCCCTTGTCACCTTGGACGCCCTGATCGCCTTGGTCTCCTTTGTCTCCCTTGTCGCCTTGGATACCCTGAATACCTTGGATGCCTTGGATACCTTGGTCGCCTTGGTCACCCTTATCTCCCTTGTCACCTTGGTCACCCTTGACTCCCTGAATACCTTGGATGCCCTGAATACCCTGCGGACCCTGATCGCCTTGGTCGCCCTTCGGTCCTTGGATACCCTGCGGTCCCTGCGGACCTTGGGGGCCAGTCGGGCCGGCGGGGCCAGCGAACTGGACCTCAAAGGCGGCTTGGTCGTTGATGCTGATTGTGAAGGCCATCAGGTAGAAACTTGGTTAGGGGTGACGTTCGGCAGGATTTCAATGCGAACGGTGGCCGAATAGAAGACCTCGGTCGTGTTCTGGTAGAACTGGATATCCCAGTAAGCCGTGCCTGGGTGCCACTCTTGGGTCTGATTGGACGAAACGGTGAAGGTCGTCGGGCTGGTGATCGCCACGTCGAGGTAGTGGAGCTGGTTCCGGGCGTCGCGCAGCGCGGTGACGATGGTCACCCCCGTGAGGGAGGAAGGCCACCCAGCCTCGGGGGTATAGGTACCGGCACCGTTAAAGGTGACCCCCCGTTTGAACTGATGCTGGGTACAGGACATAGGTTCGCCGTTTGGGTTTAGCCGTATGTCAATACCCTTAGAAACCTGTCAATTTGCCGATGTCGTAGATTTCTGTCCCGCCTGGAGGCTGATCGGAAAGGGTCTGTCCGCCTTGATTCTGGTCGTGTGCGTCTGCCGTAATGATAAAAGTGCCGATGTCCGTGTCCAAAGCTTCGCCGACTAGTTGAAGAAAGTCATGGTTGTCTACAGTCTTATATGCCGCATAAAGTATTCCGACGCTAAACCCTGTATAGACGATGCTGGGGTCGGCAGGGTCTTCATTGTTGCTGATAACAAAATACGGAACAGTCCCGAAAGTGTCCCTGCGGAACAGAGACCCGCTATCCCACTTAAAGAACTTGGGCGGGCTTGCAACGCTCAAGGGCCATTGCCTTGAAAACTCTGTATAAGAAGCGTTCCAAGTAAATGCGTTAAGCACAAGCGGCGAGCGCATACTCGCCCAAGTCGGCCCCGATGGGTTGAAGCCACCTACCACCGGCCCTCCGATGCGGACAGGCATCAGACTCCCGCCCAGTAGTAACGGGCGGTTTCAGTTCCAATCTTGAGACGCTCGGCCCAGACAGAGCCAGAGATGGTCTGGTCGATGGTGAAGGTGTCGGGGTCGCCGATGTTCCGCGCCACGCCCATGAGGATGTAGCAGTACTCGTCCGTGTCCGTAAGTGTCGTCTGAGACTGGACAATCGTTGGGTAGTAAGGATTCGTCTGATCCGTGACCGGGAAGACCGGGTCGTTTGACTCGTAGGCTTCCGTACCCAGGCGTAGGTAGATATAGGTGTCCTGATAGATGAGGAAGTCGATGGTCGCCGGCAGCAGCGTACCAGATGCGGGTTCGTCGAACGGAACAAGGTTGTTGACCATACCAGCGCAGACGTTGGCGCGGAACAGGAATCCTTCGCCGCCATCGCTGACCGTGAACGGGTGGAACTGGAACGGGTGTTCGCAGTCGTCCGTAGGGTCGTCCTGAGCCGCGCAGCTCGCCGGGATGAGGTACGAGTAGTTGTACGACGTCCAATCCGCCGGCCCGATGAACTCCTGATACCAGTCTTCTGTCACGGGGGTAATAGCCTCGAAATTAGTCAGGTCGTTTGAATTGATGATGTCTGTCCAGCCTGAGTTCTTGTTCAGGTTGTACGGGTCGTTAGCCTCGTTCAGTTCGTCCTGATTGCAAAGGGTCGTGCCGTTGAACAGGCACGGAATCTGGAGGTCGATAGGGCCAAGGATGTGCTGGTCGATGGTCAGGACGATGCCTCCCGAAGTCGGGTCCAATACCGCCGTCACGATGCCGATCAACTTAACCGAGTAGCCCCACTTGACCGGGTTGAACCAAGTCGTGTGGCAGTTGCCCCAGTCGCCAGACAGGCCGGTCGACGTGGCGTCGTAGCCAGACATCTTCGCCATGTTGGTCTTGTTGACATACTCAGACGGGCCTGTCTCGGAGAAGATCGTGTTCTCGATGGCGTCGCCAGACTTGAAGATAGAGACGAAGGGAACTTCGGCGTTGAGCAGCGCGGAGGTCGTGTCGTCATTCGACTGGTTGATGTCGAACTTGCTGATCGTGACGTAGTAGGTGCCTGCGGAACCGATGTTATAATACCCGTTGGCTTCCATCCAGATGGTCGACGTGTCAGCCCCCTGCGTCGCCGTGACGCCCGTGCCAAGGACAGCAGTCCTGTAGAGCCAAGCCTGACGCTGGTCGCTGTGACCGCCCAGGCGGACCCGGGGCATATTGCTCTGGGTGAAGTTGACTGTCCCCTTGGCCAGCTTGAGCTTCTGGGCGAAGACGCCTGGGCTGATCTCGATGTTGACCACATCTAACTGGTACTGCTGGTAGATTCTTGCGTCGGTATCGCTTGATTCCTGATTGTATACCTGCTGCGGAATACCGTAAGCGACGCCTCCGCCCGTCGACATGAACTGAACGTCGTTCGACATCATCGGACGAGACTTGTCGGCCGAACCAGCCAACTTGTTCAGCGATGACGCAGAAATAGGCTGACCAGCGGCGAAGGAACCGTCAAGCGAACCGCTGTTGAATCCGTTCAGAGACCTCATGCGACCATCGTGGGATACACGTCGGGATCCCAACCAGAGATGCCTGACATGGTGAAGTCCATGCTGATCTTATAGATGCCGCCGAACTGCTCGACCGAGCAACTGGTGATGAGGAAGGTTCGGTTAATCTTGGATTCAAATAGAGACGTATACTGGAAGTTTCCAGAGTACCCGTTATTTTTAGCCAGCTTCTGATATGCTTCAGGCATACCCATGTCAGAGCCGTCGGTGCAATAGCCTACATAAGAAGCAAGATCGAGAGCAGCGACCTCGCTGGCCTGGTACCAAAGACCGCGCAGCGTCAGCGAAGGCTTGTAGTAGTTCTTGATTCCGGCCTTGATGTTAATGTTCCCGGCTGCGTATTCGGCGGCACCTTGATTAGGTAGGAAGCCGACGAACTGCTGGCCCTGCGTCGCACCATTATTGGCCACCTTGGGGGTCCAGAGTGCGCGGTTAGGATTCGTGGCAATATTAGGATCCCAACCAGTAGCCGGCGGGAATCCTGCCAGAACATTGCCTGGAGAAATTGAAATGCAGTTCCTGACCAAGAAATTAGGATGATGCTCGATAGGCTCGGATGCGGTAGCCCCGGTCATCACCATCTGCATATTACTGAACTGTCCGCTATTTACCGTAGGATCAATACCGCAAAAGTCGGCGGTGACGGTAATGACGTTGTTCTTTTCGTAAACGTAATTGGCCTTCCAAAGTTTTAGTTGAGCAAGGCTGCTCGGGGTAATCACTCCGACAAGGCTTTGAAACGTGGTACCCTTGGCGAAGGTTGTGGTGAACCCGGGAATCTGACTGTTCGTCCACTTGAACTTGACTTGAGCTTGGATAAGGCCGAACCCGTCCGCCTCTACCTGCCAGCCTGGCTGGGCGATAGGATTAATGAGGTTACTTCCGTAACCGATTGTGGTAGGAGATGCCATTAGCGGAGAAGGTCGTCAGGGGTACGGGGGGGAGGGGTGTCTTTGGGCTTGGTGTGTTCGGCCGTGGCTTCGGTCGCCGTGGCGATCCGTTCAAGCGGGGAGAAGGCCACGGCTCCGAAGATGTCGCCACCGCCCATCTGCTGCATTTGGGACGCCGCGCCGGCTTCCGCCATGCCGAAAGGGGAAAGGACTTTGCCTTGTCCTTTGAGCTGCTTTTCAATTTCCTTTTTTGCTTCTTCACGCTTGTCTTCGTCAATCTCGTCCAAAACAAATGCAGCGCGTTCTTCGTCTGTCATGTACTTCGGTGCGGCCTTCAATTTTCGAGTAACTTCGTCTTCCAAAGACTCAAAAGGATTCCAAGCACCCGTGCTGAAAAAGTTTGAGAACGAGAACTGTAGTTCCTCGATGAATTCAAAGACCGAACCGAAAAGATTAATCCAGAAGTTGTCCCAAGCCTGGCCCCACTTATCCATGTCCTGTTTTCCTCGCGCCAAGGCACCCACGGCACCGGCGTTGGCTGTGTGGTAACTATCGGCGGCGTCGTCGATGGCCTTGGAGCCGGACTTGATGATCGGGAGCAACTCCTTGAAAGAGTCTCCGAACATCTTCGTGCCGTAATAAAGCAACGTGGCTTCATCCGTGCCAGCGGCATAGGAGTCGGCCAACGCTTTCATCGCAGCCTGATGGTCGAATGTTCCGTCGGCCAGTTCGTCCATTCCGACGCCCATTTTAGCAAGAATATTAGTGACCTCTCCACCCTTGATGCGAGCCTCTCCCATTCGGCGCGTAAACTCTAAGACAGATCGGGACATGGACTCCAGGCTGACTCCAAAAGCCATTCCGATTGATTCCAACTGTCGAACCTGACCAATATCTAACCCGGTAGCCTGAGAAGCAAGTCGGATTTTAAAAGCGTAGTCGGCAGCCTCTTTTACTTTTGCAATTAAAGCACCAATCATTTTGCCGAAGGCATCGACAAAACCACCGATCATCCCCCCGATAGGTCCGGCAATCAGGGTTCCGATTCCTTGACCAGAGCTGAGTTGATCGGCGGCACCTTGGAAAGGATTTTGAGAACCTCCGGCTCCGCCCTTGCCCATATTGCCGATGGACTTGCCGGCTCCAGCCAAGCCCTTCTCCAGCTCAGTCTGGTCTAATCCGATTGTTACTGATAGGTCGGCCATTGCTTAGGGTAGGTTGTTCGCCTTTTTGTAGGCTTCAATACGGGCGTCGAAATTCTCTAAATCTTTTTCCTCTTCGGTCGAGAGGATGGTGATCTTGGCTCCGTTGTAAATCGCGCTGGCAATGGACATCCAGACGGCCTCGCCTTCCGGCATAGTCCAAGCCTCCTCCAGGCTGACGCCGTTACGGCAAAGGCTGGACACGCAGGAAAGCGGGAACGGAATTTCTTCGTATTTCTTCTGATCCTTCTTCTCTTCCTTCTGCCAGAACTTGGGGTATGACAGGGACATCTTGATGGAGCCAAGGATGGTCCCGACGCAGCGCGAGTAATACTTATTGTTGATGGCCATGTAGGCGACGAAGCACTTCTCGATGTAGGACAGCGGACGGGCCATCTCCTGCTTGTCGTAGGTCGACAGAATCCGAGCCGCCATGACGACCTGAACAGGGTCGAACTTTTTGTTCGTTGGGTCTAGGAAAGGCGACTCGATGGCCTCAAGCGCAATACGGTGCCGGAGGCAGAAAGGACGAAGCGTCCTGCCGCACACCTTATCTTGGCGGGGCAGGACGGTCGTGGCCTGTAGATAGCGAGCATCCATTCGGGATGCCCCTCTGTTAGGCGATCTGCTGGTACTTGACGCCCTTGATGGTAACCTTGCGGAAATCCTTATTCGTACCCTTGTCCTCAAGGGACTTCAGAATCCATTGGATACCGAGGTAAGAGAACTGCGTACCAATTTCAGGGGTCGTGCCGGTCTTCAGGACACCGTCGAGGGTGATTTCCTGATAAAGGTCGTCCAGGCGGTCGGTGATGATACGGCCTTCTTCGTCGGAAACTTCGACGTCGAGCTTGAAGCTCTGGGACAGGGAGTCGGACTGGAGGGTCGCATAGGTGACCGTGCCATACAGACCATAAAAATGTGCTACGCCGTAATCAATGGAAGACATTGTCGTATGGGTTTAGCCAAGTGTCAAGGGGCGGGGGGCATGACGCCCCAGAAGGTGTACTCGATGGCGTTGCCGTACCGACGCTGGCTCATGCCTTCCTCGTCATTCTCAATCCACAGGTCGTAGAGCTGGCCGTCCGTGGACACGTTCCACAGGGAGGCGATGCCGGCGACGTCGCGCATGGCTCCGATGACCTCCACGACCCTAGCGCGGTGCGTTTCGAGGGTCTCGTCGTCGGCCGAGGAGTAGACGTAGATTTTGACCACGGCCTTGTAGTTCCCAAGGGTCTGGGAGCCAAGGTCGTCGATGTTGCTGCTCGACTCGGCGTGGATGATGATGATCGGGATGACCCGGAGGTCGTCGGTGACGCCCTTGTTGACCGTCACGCCTGGGAACAGCGGGGTCAGGTACTGGGCCACCCTGTTCTCGATGGTGGTTCGGAAACTGAAGAAGGGAGGGGTAGGCATTATGGTGTATTGGTAAGGGTGAAGCCGCCTTGGAGCCTGCGGATGACATCAATAAGTTTGCCGTGGTTGCGGGGGTGCTGGAGGTGCTTGAGGACGGCCACGCGCATGGCGAACGCCCGGTGGTTCATAGCCATCCGCATGAAGTGGTATCCTTGGCTGTAGTTGCGACCGACGGTGGAGCCAAGTTTGATCACAGGGTCAGGACCACCTAGGCGCGGGGCATATACCGAGGTAGACGCACCCTGATTCATAATCCAGGCGGAAGTAGGCATACGCCCCAGCTTGAGGCCGGCATAGTACCAGCCAGACTTTAGTTTGCCGACGCGCTGCTGGACACGCTTGATGTAGGATTCGACGGGCTTCCAGTTATCGACATACACCTTCTCGGTCTTGGAGGTCTCATAGACCTTATACGACGGCTTTCCGCGCCGCTTTTCGTGGATGCTTTGGATTGCTCCCGTGGTAGTACCCATGAGGAACCGGGTCTTGGGGGTGCCTTTCTTGGATTCGACCTGCTTGAAATATTCAAACTCGCCCTGACCCATGATGCGTCCTCGGTCAAAATTCTTGAAAACGAAGTCAGGGTAATGGGGAGGGGGTAGTTTGATCTTCTCGTTTACCCATGCCGAGAAGACTCCCAGATTGCCATAGCCAGCGACGCCGGCGGCAGGAGCCTGGGCAAGCGGAGCAAAAATCTTGCGGACGTCACGGCTGACTGCGTCCTGACCCTTCTTCTTGGCCTTGTTGCCGAAGCCCCCCTCCCCGCCCTTTCGGATCGTAGGAACCTTGCCTGAAAACGGCGGGGTGAAGTCGCACATATCCTGCGCAAACAACCGGGACTGCTGCTTCACGATTTCCTCGGAAGACTTACGCATGACCAACTTGTAGATGGCCAGATGCTGGGCGAACTGCGTGTAGTCCACCTTGACGCCCTTGGCGACTTGGACCACCAAGGCCATTACTGTACCTTGGTCTGAACCTTGACGATCACCCAGGCCGACGGGGTGCGGTCCGTCACGGTCATAATGCGGAACTCCTGTCCGCCATAGGCCACGACATTCCCGAACGCAATCAGCCCCGGATTGGCCAGAGCGTCGGCGCGGAGGAACTTCATGTCGAAGGAGGTCTGGTTCAGGAAGCCGCCCGTCTCCAAGTCCTGCATGATCGCCGGCTGCGTCATTAGGGCGTTAAGGGCTACTGGGGTGCCGCCTGGGACGTTCTTGACGGTCACGGCCTTGGGAATCTCGGAAAGGATTTCCGAGGCGTCTACCGCCCATTCGTCCGTGATTCCCGACATGGGTTTAGCCCATTGTCAAAATAAGAAACCCTCCCCCCATGGCGTGGGGAGAGGGTCTCGCATTGTCGCTTTGGGGGATTTTAAACTCCCCCTAAAGATTACGACGTGAAGGCGATGCGCTGGAGGGCGTTCGGGTTACCGACAGCCGAACCAACGAGCCAGAGGGCAGACATATTGTGCTTACCAGCCTGCCAGTTGTACCAGTAGCGGAGAGCGAAGGAGAACTTGCTGTCCGGATCCTGAACAACCATCTGTTCGCCACCGCCGGTGGTCGGGGTAGCGGGAACACGGGTCACGATGACGAGACCTTCCTTGCAGGAGGCGACGCCGTTGAGACCTTCGGTGAAGGGCGTACCAGAGACGGGGAAACCGTTGTACTCGGAGACGGAGAAGCCGTGGAGCTGCTTGCTGATCGAGTTGTTCTGGATGACGTCGCTGTTGCCGTAGGAGAACGTCTGGGCGACAGACGGGTCTTGGACGAGCTGGCCCATGGCGTCCGGGCTGATGAGCAGCTTGCGGCCGATGTGAGGCAGGTTAGCCTTGGTCAGGTTCTTGGCGGCGTTGGCCACGGCGATGCGGGTGAAACCGCTGGTCGCGCCGGAGTAGGCTTCGTTGGCGAAGTTGGCGGCGGTCACCTTGGACAGCACTTCGTCGAACAGGGACTTCTGGACGGCGTTGGCAATCGGGGCGAAGAAGAGGCGACGGAGGCGTTCCAGGCTAAGGGTGGACGCTTCGTAGTCGGTGAAGGCGACGTCGACATACTTGAGGTCGGCGATGGTCACCGGGACGTCGGTCGAGACAGCGTCCGAGGGGACGAAGCCGTTGGCGGCGTTGAAGGTGGTGGCCGTGAAGGAGCCAGCGTAACGGGTGTGAACCGTGGTGCCGCGCTCGGCGACGTAGTTACCGAAATCGGTGACGGCGATTTCCGTCAGGGGAACGAGTTCGGGGACGAGGGTGCGGAGGGACTCTTCAGCGACGAGCTGGAGGGTCAAGCCGCCAATGCTGTTAGACATAGTGGTGTATTAGTGGGGGGTTGAAAAGGATTAGCGAAGGCCGGCGGAGCGAAGGATCGCCACACGGTTCTTGCTGTAGAAGTCGGAAGCGGCCTTGCCGTCCTTCTGCTTGAGGGCCACCCATTCCTGCGTGATGTCCTCGTCGCTCTTGGAGGCGACAGCGGCTTCGGCGGGGGTGACCTCGACGGGCGTCACGCCGACGGAAGCGGCGATGGCAGCGGCCTTCTTGCCGGCGGTTTCCTGCGAGGAGGCGATCTCCTTGGCCTGGGCTTCGGCCTTGGCGCGAAGTTCATCGGCGGCGGCGAGCTTGGCAGACAGGTCAGCGACCTTGGCGGAGAACTCGGCGAGCGAAGCGTCCTTGGCGGACATCGCAGCGGTCATTTCTTCGACCTTGGCGGACAGGGAGGCGACTTCGCCGGCCTTGGCTTCGACCTCGGCGGTCTTGCCGGTGAAGGCTTCTTTCAGCGAGTTCAGGCGTTCTTCGAGCGTCATGTTGGTTTTAGCCAAGTGTCAAGCCTTGGGCTTACAGTCGGTGTCGACGGGGGGGCATCCGTCGTCGGGGATTTCGGGTTCTTCTTCGTCCTCATCGGACTCCGAACCGTCTTCTTTTTTCTTTTTCTTCTTTTTCTTCTTCTTGTCGTCCGAGATCGGTGCGACGCCGTCTTCGTCGTCACCCTGTTCGGGCGAGACATCAGCCGCTTGGGCGTAGCCGGCGGGGCCGGTCGAAGGAACCTGCTTCTCCGCGCGTTCGTACTTGGCGTACTCCTCGGGGGAGATGGCCATCAGGAGATCGTCAAAGGTGTTCAGCAGCCCGGAGATAAGACCCTTCTCGGCGGCTTTTTTGCCAGACCAGCATTGACCCTGCATATCGGCTTCGTCGGCGTAGGAGCGGACGGCCTTGACGTCGCTGATGAACCAGGCGTGGGTCTCGTCGACGTCGTCTTGGAAGAGTTTCCGCTGCTCGGGGGTCATCGACGTGCCGGCGAAGCCAGCACCCTTTGCCCAGCCAGCCTTGATAAGGTCGACGCTGATGCCTTCTTCGGCGTAAGCCGCCTTCATGTCGTAGATCGGGATGTAGACGCCGATGGAGCCGACCACGGAGGACGGGCTGACATAGACCTCGTCGCATTGGCTCATAAGCCACATGGACGCAGAGCAGGACTGCTTGCAGGTCCAGCCGACGGTACGCTTTTCGCAGGCGCGGATACGGGCGGCAAGTTCAGGGACGCCGGTGACGGTGCCACCAGGCGAGTCGAAGTCGAAGATGATTACCTCGACCTCGGGGTCACGATGGGCTTCCTCAAGCATTTCCTCGACGTCCTCGACGTCGGTCGCACCCATCATCTTTTCCAGCTCGGTGAGTCCAGAGCCGATGACGCCCTTGACCGGGATGATCGCCAAGTCACCCGACTTGACCAGCATCGGGCGGGGGCCGAAGAGCATCTCCATCATGTCCTCGATGTCGCCGTTCGCCTTCAGGTCGGCGGGGGAGATTTCGGCCACCTTGTCGAGGTAAGCCTTGGCCTTCGCCGGCTCGATGAGGATCGGCGCGAAGGTCTTGAAAGCGTTGGAAAGGGAATACATTGGTTATTCTTTGGAAGTTTCTTCGTCGTCCGGGTCGACGTCATCGACCACGACTTTGTCACCGTCGTCCATGAACGTCTGCTTCTGCTCTTCGCCGACGGAGGCGTTGATGTCGGCGGGGGCGACGTTCTGGGGCTTGTAGAGCATCGACAGCGGGACGTCAAACTCCTTGGACAGGTCGAGGAGGTAACGCTTCTCGGCGGCGTTGGCTCGCATCTGTTCCTTCGGGTCTTCGCCCTCTTCCAGATAATTCTGGGTAAGCGTCTTGAGGCCGGACTCGATGTCCTGACGGTTCTGCTGGGCGTCACGGCCGGCGTCGACGGTGACCTTGCGGGGGGTCGTCCACGATACGTTCGTCCATGCTTCGGTGGGGCGGAGGAAGCCGTCCTTGATCGCGCAGCCGATGACATAGCCCCAGACGGGGGTGAGGAAACGCTGGACCATCACCTGCTGGCGATGGGAGAACTTGCGGTCGGCCTTGGCGACCACGAAACGCATGACCGCGCCGCCGGCTTTGGTCGGGTTCGCCGTGAATTCATACGGCAGCATACCCGCCAGCGAGTCACGCTCAAGGTGTTCGATGAAGCCGTCAAAGGTCTTGTTCGGGCGGTTGGACTCAAAGGACTCCAGGCGTTCTCCGGGGGCCAGAGCCAGCACCTTGCCACCGAGGAAGGTCGAAGCCTCGCTCGGGTCGGTCATGCCGTCGCCGTAGTCCTGCGGACGCATACCGAACGCCTCGAAATCGGACTGGCTACCGTCGAAGTTCGGGTTCTCACGGGTGATCGTGCGCGTGATGTCCGACGCCGTCTTCACGGCGAGCTTTTCGAGGGACAGGATTTCCAGCATATCGACCAAGTTATTGATCGAGTGCTGGAGGGGGCTGTATGCTCGCGCACCCGAAGCCAGCTCGGGTTCGTACAAGTGGAGGACCGCATTGGCCGGGACGAGACGGGAAGACCCATCCGACCGAATGACGTTATATGAAATCGGCTGACCATACGGTCCAAAGAGGATACCGTCGACCATCCCAGGCGGGACTTCGTTGTTCGACGAGTTACCGACCCGGTGGCTTTCGATGACCTGAAGGCGGGGTTCGCCGCCGGGGCCACGGGTCTTGATGATGAAGCACTCGCCGTCACGATCCATCAGGCGGCAGCAGATGTGCTGAAGTTCAAAGAAGGAAAAGCGGCCGGTGATGTCGCAAGCCCGCGCACCCCATTGCTTGAAATACGCCTCGGCTGCGTCATCCCACATCTCGTCGCCCGACTGAGCCTGTGCCTTGATGCCCGAGCCGACGGTGTAGAGGGCCATGTCGGACAGTACCTGACGAATCAGACCCGCATTGAGTTCCAACCAGCGCATCTTGCGCGTGGTCTCCATGCGGTCGAAGACCGTCATGGTCTTCTTGAAGTCCTGCGGCCACGAAGACCAAATCCAAGAACGCTTGTTGCTGAACTTGGCGGACTCGAAATTGGAGAAGATGCCCGGACCAGAGCCGCCGCCAGACGCCTGCTTCAGCGGAACCGGCGAAGCGGCTCCCTTGGGCAGTTTAGGGGCTTTCACCTGCGGAACCGCAGGCTTCTTGGTCTTTTTGGGTCGCATCAGAGTCCTCGGAAGTTGTTAAGCATATTGATCACCCGGACACGGTCGACGGCACCGTAGGTCTGGGGGTCTTTGACCATCAGGGCGTAACGGGCCTCCACAAGGACGGTCGAGATGTCCATGGGGAACGATTTGACGACGCTGGTGCCGGAGTCGGAGTACTCCATCATGGTCTTCCCCTGCTTCAGGAGTTCTTTCGCCTTGGCGACAATCTCAAGGATGTCGCAAATATCGAAAATAAGGAAGATACCTTGGGGACGCGCCATTTGCGTTTAGCCCTGTGTAAAAGGGCCGTCCTGCCCCCCCATGCAACGATCCACAAGAGCCACCCGTGGTTTTTTCCTGAAGGGCAGGACGACTTGAGTTGAATGTGCCGACCAGGCGGAGGTCGTCAAGCGGTTTCTTCCTCGGCCTTCTCGTCAGGCTTTCGGTCCTCGGGTTTGCCGTTGCGGTTCTTGCCACGGCCGATGAGCTTGGCCATGAGGGCGGGGAGCATCCCGATGACCTCGGCGTCCCATAGGTGGTTCGCACGGTCGCCAATGGGCAGCCAGACGGCTTGGCCGTTGGCTTGGCGGGTGCGATGCTCGGACTGCATCTGCTTGCGATACTCCTCGCCGGCGTCCTCGGGGTAGGTGTGGTGGCCTGCGCGGCGGAGGCGGGTCATGGAGTCCTTGAAATACAGGTTTGAGAACAGGTACAGTTTGCAGGACGTCTGGCCGACTTGGATCACCTTGGCCCGGGCGTAGGGGCGGTAGGCCACCTTGATGCCGTAGGGAGTCTGGATACGCCACGGGAACTCGTTCTGACCTGACCCCTTGGTGGCGTTCCAGGCGAACTTCGCGCACATACGGTACACCGTGTCGGTGTTCGGGCCGTCGCCCGAGTCGACGAACACGAATGAGTCCAGCACCTCCAGTTTCTTCTGGGCTTCGCGCAACTGCTCTTCGGTGTCGCAGTATCCCCATTGCACCATGCGGGACTTGCCGTCGATGGCCCAGCCACGGACGACCCAGTAGAAGCCCTTACGCTGCACGTCCACCGCCATGAATCGGAGTTTGGCGAACTGCTTGGCTTTCTTGTACTCGTCCCTGAAGGGAGGCTCGGCGAGCTTGCCGTCGACCATGTAGCCCTCTTGTTCCCACAGATCGAGCATCTTGTAGCCCTGCGGCATGACTTCGCCTCCGCCGTCGTCCGGGTCGTCCGCCCAACTGAGGGCGAGACGCTTCTGCTTGAACTCCCGGCGCGAAACCTCGTCACCGTGTTCCTCGAAAGCCTGCTTCGCACGAATGGCCATCTCTGCTAGTTTGCCCCAGTCCAAGCCCCATTGAGCGCAAAGCGAATTCCAATGGAAGCCGACGACGCCCTTCGGGGCGTTCTGGTTCATGGGGATGTACTCGCCGGTCAGGTTCAGTTCGGCACGGACTTCAAACGAGTCACGGTAGCGGTGCTTGCAGGACTTGCACTCGTAGGTGCAGCCGGCTTTGACCTTGTCCAAGTTCCAGCCGTTCGGCTCCTTGGCGTCTTCGGGGTAGATCAGTTGCTCCCACTCCCATGCTTGGCGCGTACCGCATTGCGTACACTTGAACGTCCACTCCCGGCGGTCGGACTGGTTCCACAGGTCGGTGATGTCGTCGCCTTCGACGCCGCCCTGCGAGACGAGCAGCGACTTGCCCTGCCAGATGAACGCCGTGCGACGGGCTAGGGCTTCGTTCAGGTGACCCTTCGGCCAGAGCCAGACTTCGTCACCGCCGAGGAAACGGATCGAGCGACGCTGGAGGTTCTTCTTGTTGTTCGCACCCAGCACCCAGACGGTGTTACGCTCGAAACGGGTCTTCTTCCATTGGTTGCGTTCGGCGTCGGTCAGCTTGGCCAGCGTCGCCGGCGTGGCTTCCCACATCGGACGCAGTCGGTCCTTCTGCCAGTCCTGTGCGTTGTCGTCGACGTCCTGCAAGAGCAGCGTCGGCCCGGGCGACCGGGCGGGGATGAAGGTGGACCACAGTTCCAGCAGGGAGGACTTGCCCATCTGCACCGCGCCCATGACGACGACAGTGGTGATCTCAGGGTCGGTCAACGCCCGGAGGATGGGTGCGAGGAACGGCGTGGACTCGACTCGGAACGGACCGGGCTGCGGCGAGCCTGGGACTTCGCGCACGTTCGCTTCCAGCCATTGCACGATGTCGCCTTCCGGGTCGGGCGTCATCATCGCACGGATGTGAGCCTCGAAAGTATCGACTGTGTGCGGGTCGATAATCACTCGACTTCGTCGACGCCGTCCTCTTCGGCCTGGTCGACCTCGATGGGGTCTTCGGTGTCCGTCTCCTTCACCACGGCCTGCTCGGCGTAGCCGGCGGCGGACGACAGACGCTCAAGCATCTTCTTCACCTCGTCGTCGATGGCCTTCATCGCCCGTCCCGGGTTGTCGGGGTTTACCCTCGACGCCAGTTTCGTGCCGAGCTGCGTGACCTCTTCACGGACTTGCGCGAACACTCGTCCGAACCTTTCGATGGCGGTCTGGGTGCGGATGTACTCACGGCTGGCAATCTGCCGTGCCTGGAGTTCCTTCTCCAGCGTGACGAGCGTCTTCACCAACTTGTCGTAGGTGGCGTAGGACTTGCTGGCGTCGGGCGAGTTCGACGCAAGGTCGTCGAGGTACTGCTGGTAGGCCAGAGCCTTGAGTTCGCGCTGACGTTCGACGGTCTCGTTGAAGTCCTTGTCGGGACGCACGGCGGAACCCATGCGGCCGGCACCCTTCGCCATGTACCAAGCCTCGGCGGACTCGATGGAGTCGATGGGCATCCCCTGCGTGATGAACTTGTTGATGGCCTGCTTGGTGACGCCGAAGCGGCCGGCGAGGTCGATGGGTCTGACCTTTTCGCTCATAGGTTTTTCAGTATGTATACCAGAGTTGCCATCCCGATGAATACGGCGATTACTCCTGAGACCTTCCATGCGAAACTGAAACGACGATGATATGCGGCATCGGCGTCAATCTGTTCGTAGACGGCCTTCGGAGTGAAATCGATAGGGTTCCTCATCGAAGTTTCTTCCTCCGGGCGACGGAGAGTTTGGCACAGGCGGAGTCGGACTTCATGTACAGCGACGGCGGCAATTTCAGGTTACGCTGGATCGTCTTCACTCGGGCGGAGATCGCAGCGCGGGTAAGTTTGTGCTGATTGGCCAGAGCGGTCATGGTGGGCAGACCAGGCATCCCGAGGGCGAGCTTGATGCAGGTTCCGTGCAGCCTGACTTCCGCACACGGCGAAAGGTCGATGACGGCGATCACCTTGCGGAGGATGTCCAGCACGTCGTCCTGACTGAAGAACTTCTCGCTCATCTCCGACCAAGTCCTTTCGCGCTGTTCCCATCTAACCGCTGCCAGCCGATTAATGTCGTACCCCTCTTGCTTCGGCCCGGACCCGTCTTCGTCTTGTACAGGCTCTCCGCCGAAGTAACGATGAGCATAGGGAACCCCGGAATCGTCAGGGCGACGAGGGTCGAATCCAGTCGACGTGAGGGCTTCGCGCTCCGCTTTCGAGAGCCGCTTCCAGAACCTTTGGTATTCGTCATAGATTTTCATCGGTGTCCTCTGGTTGCACGAACAGCCATTCGATCTGCGTGGCGACCGAGAGCATTACGCTGGCCTCGGAGATGAGCAGTTGCACGACCTGCTTGTCGCCGTTCTGGTCGGCGATGTTCGACGCCCGAAGGATGTTCAGGCCGGCGATGCGACGCAGTTCGACCGAGTCGGCGACCAGTTGCTGGCAGGCGGAGCGGAGTTCGTCGCCTGAAGGGATTCGATCATTATTGCGTACCACACAGCCATCAATGTGCCTGCGGTGTGAACAAGTCAACCGCCCTAGCCATGCCGTGGATAAATCAAACCTTTGTCATCCCGACCGAGCATCCCGTGACGCATGGCCTTGCGAACCTTGTTCCAGGCTTCCTTCTTCGTCAGGGTCTCGCCGTAGCACCGTCCCCACTCGGCGGCGAACAGATCGCGCAGCTCATGGGCGCGGTAGCCTCGGTCGGCCGGCACCAAGTTCAGCACCGCCTGGACGAGCTGGGCGGCTTCCTCGCTCTTGGCCGTCCGGGCGGCGTTGAGCATCTCGACGTGATCCCTCATCCGCTCCGGGGACAGACGCCACGCCCTCGCCCAAGGCGACTCGGGACGGCGCGGGGTGATCGGCTGGTTGCGGCGGCGGAAGGGGCGGAAGGGTTGGCTCATTGGCCAGACATTTAGCCTACGCCCTCAAAGGCGTAAAGGCTATAATGGCTTGGCCATTATTTACTTTGTCTTATCTCCCTGTAAAGGGAGATACAAAGTAAATGACTTGTCTATATGTCTTGCTACAATGGTTGCTACAATGGTTGCCTAGGCGATCATAGTAGCAATTCATATGTTTTTGCAGGTTTACCCCCATGTTTTTACCGGGGTCGGCGGGGCTTCGCCCCCCCCGCTGGCGGAGGGTCAAAGAGAATCCTTAGTGGGGAGGTAATGATTACCTTTTTAATCATGTATTGCGCGCCCATGTTTCCCGAATCCTGACATGATCACCTCGGATTAATCGTTCAATAAATATTGAACAACCGCCGCCGCCGCTGTCAGCTTGACCCCGTTTCCGATCCCGCCGGCGGGGTTGCCGCCCCCTTGCCGTGCTTCATGCCGCTTGCATGGGCGGACGTCGCCGCCACCGTTGCCAGGCCTTGCCCGTTGCCCCATGCCGCCAGGCGAAAGGGATAGGGAAGGGATAGAAA